TGTGTTCTATTATGATATAAATTAATTTTTTTCCATTTTCATATAATTCTAACAAGTTATCACTATTATATTGTAATAAACCTAAAGCCATATTACTATATTTAAAATCAGTTTTCAAAAGTGTATTTCTATCTTCTTTTAATAAAGAATTAGGAATAGTATTTTTTAATTTTGCATATAAGAATTGATTCAAATCAACCAATTCTGTACGATTTTTATCATCAATATAAGGTAATAACATTAAAATAACTCCTTTAATATCTCGAAAGTTATTTTGTTTCCATTGTTCTTCTTTATTTAAATTAAAAAAGTTTTCTATTTTATTAATTAATTTTTCAGTATAATCATATAAAAAATCAGAATCTTCTTGATTTATATTTGGGAATAATATTTTGATACTATTTTTAATATTTAGTTCCATTATTATTATTCACAAAATAAAATTTTTTAAGGGGCTTTTGGTACCCAATTAATTGGTTTAAATAACCAATGATCATCTTCAAATACTTGAGTTATTTTTCCAACAGGGTAGCATTCTATTGATAACTTTCTATCAACCACACTTAATATAGCATCACAAACAATTTGATGAGTAACTATTAAAACTCGGTCATCGGTTTTATGGTGATTGGTTATAACATTTTTTAAAAAGTTTTTAGCTCTAAGGCTTACTTCTTTAAATGTTTCGGGATATTTTACTTCTTCTGGTTGTATTGTTGATTTATATGATTCATCGTAAAGGAAAGCTTTAGCTAAATATTCAGGTAATATTATTCCGTGAGAATTTTTAGGAATTATATTTGAATCATTTATTTCACTAATAGAATAATCTAATTTTACATTTACACCTTTAGCTTTAGCATATGGATAAATTGTTTGTAAAGTTCTAATGTAAGGAGAAGAATAAATTTGATTAATATGTAATTCATCACATTTAGCAATTAATTTTAGTGCGCTATCTAATCCAGTTTTTGTTAAGGGTGCAAAAAAGGTAGCATCTTGGGTTCTGTCTTCATGTCTAAGTATATATAATTTCATCTTAAATTAAAATATAAAATAATTATTCGTATAAAAATTCTTGAGATTCAACATCCCAATAGAGGTTATAATTTTCTTTAATTATATCTGTAATTTTGAAAGAATTAAATATCTTTTCAATTAATTCATTTTTTTCTTTAATATTTTTTAAATCTTTTGTACTAGTTGGTAAAGTATATAAACCTAAGTATTCTTTTACTAAAGCATTTAATTTTATAAGATTTTTAGAAGTAGTTTTCTTAATGTTTAAATTCTGATTAGAATCTATAATAATCTGATTTAATTCCATATTATTACTATAAGCAAAGGTTTTATATATTATTTTTTCAATTATTATTATTTAAAGAGATTTATTTATAATAAATCAATGGTAAAAGATAAGACTTTATACGATAGGTTGGAAGTTGACCCAAGTGCTTCAATTAAAGAAATTGAAAAGAAAGGTAAAAAATTATTAATTAAATGGCATCCTGACAAGAATCCTGATAAAGTTCAAGAATCAACTAAAAAGTTTCAAGAAATTCAAGAAGCAATGACTATATTAACTAATCAAGAAAAAAGAGAAATGTATGATCAATTTGGAATGGAGGGAACTAAAGGTGGTGATGGTGGTGGCGGGTTTCCCGGTGGGTTTCCTCCTGGTTTTCCTGGAAATATGTTTGGTGGTGGGTTTCCTTTTGGTGGTGGTGGTGGAGGGTTCCCTTTTGGAGGAGGAGGGTTTCCCGGTGGTGGAGGGTTCCCCGGTCATCCCACACAAAGAGGAAATGAAAATGAAAATGTAGTTCAAAATGTTAAAGTAACATTAGCTCAAATTTATAATCAATCAACTATTGATGTTACTTATAATCAAAAGGTCAGTTGCTCTCAATGCAAAGGTGAAGGTACTAGCGATGGTATTAAAAATGAATGTGATGATTGTGGAGGTAAAGGTATAAAAATGAAATTGATGAGATTAGGACCTATTCAAACTCAAACTTTGGTACCTTGTAACATCTGTAATGGTAAAGGAAAAATTATATCTGAAGCAAATAAATGTTCTAGTTGTAATGCATCTGGATTTAATACCAAAGAAAAAACAGTTCAAGTTCCTTTACAAAATGGTTTTGGAAATGGTATTAAAATGCAATTGGAAGGTAAAGGCAATAATATTAATGGACAAAAATCAGATTTAATTGTAATTATAAATGAGGAAGAAGACCCTGTTTTTAAAAGAAGAAATAATGATTTGATAGTAACTATAGAATTGAAATTATTTCAAGCTCTATTTGGTTTTGATAAAGTATTAACTCATTTGGATAAAAGGAAATTGCACCTCCACCACACCGGAAGTACAAATTATGGTACGGTTAGAAGAATTTCTGGAGAAGGTATGGTTGATTTAAGAACAAAACAAAAAGGTGATTTATTGATTAAATTTGTTTTTACTTTACCAAATATTACTAATGAAACATTAACAAAAGCATTAATATTAATTGATAAACAAGAATCTATTAATGAAAAAGAATTAATTAAACAAACAGATTTGGTAAAAACTATGATGCTAGAAGATTCTTCAGAAGCTTTTTCTCAACAAAGTTCTTCTTCTTCTAATGATGAAGAAGAAGATCAAGGACCAAAACAAGCTGAATGTGTCCACCAATAAATAACTTATTAAATAATTTTAAAATATTTAAAGAATGTTTTGCAATTACATTAATGACCGACTCGCAATTCAAGCAAATTCACATTGAAGGAGATAAGAGTTTTTTCGTTTCTAAAAAAGCAGTAGATAGATTCAAGAAGGATTTAAGAAATAAAGATACAGAAAAACTACAAGAAAATGACTATTTTGTAGAAGATTGGACATATGAATTAGTATCTGAAAATGAAACCGAAATGAGAATAAAAATTGTTAATAAAGTAAAAGGTCCTAGAGTATTACCTTGTGATGAAAAAAGAAAATTATTAAAATCAAAAATATTTAAAATGACAAATGATCGCACTAGTCATGATAATATTAAAAATAAGAGTATTGTACCTAAGGATTTATTAAATGAATATTTAGCTTTAAAAAAGCATAAATTACCAATGGAACTTCACGATCCAGCTAAAGTTTTATCAAAACCAGAAGAATATAGAAATATTATTCATACAATGGTTAAATCATTTGGAATGTACAAAGGAAATAATAATCCAGTAATAAATTATTATTGCTCATTAGAAAAACATTTGGAAGAAAAAATTAAAGAACTTGGTGCTACTAATAAAACTAACCTAAGTACAACTGCAACTAACCTAAATACCAATTCAATTCAAAAAAATGCATTAATATCTCAACTTAAAAATGATATTCTAGGTCCTCCACCTCCTGTTCCCGATGATACACTGGGTGTAACTAAAGATTTTATTCAAAAGTTACAACTGGATAGAGATTCAATTCCAGCTGAAGAGATTGATGAAGATATGAAAAAGATTTATGAATCAATGGGAATATCAATAAATAACTAATTTCTAAAATAAATATAATGGCTTTTCAAACATTGAGACAAGAGGTAAAAAACCATCTGATACACAAGCTGTATTATCAAATTATGAAAAATTTATTAGACCATCTTATCAAATGTATATAGAACCAACAAAAAGAAATGCAGATATAATTGTAAATTCTGATATTAATTATAGTACTACTAAAACATTAGATATTATAATTAAATATGTTTTATCAGAAATCAAATAATGTTCATAATTTTATTAAGTCTACTATTTTTTCTTTCCCAGTGTCTAGCTTTTCTTTCTTTTAATTCTTTCCTTCTTTCTAATACTTCATCTAAACTTAAAAATCTTCTTCTTCTCCTTTCTCCGGATCTTCTAGCTCCCGAAAATGGAGCATTATCTATTCTAAAAAAAGGTTCGTGACTTATTTCTAATTCATTTAATTGCCGTGGCACAGGTCTTATCCATTCTATAGGTAAGGGTAAAACCGGAGGTATTTCCCTTTTGTAACCATTAACAATACCTAGTTTTAATCTTTGTTTAATCTCATCTGCATTAAAAATAAAATTTTGCCTACAATAAGGACAAATAGCAGAGTTTAAACGTACACAACAACTAGAGCAAAGTTCATGACCACAGGGAAGCTTTTTGTTTGATTCATTTGAATAGCAAATCTTACAATCCTCCATTAATATAGCCTATAAAATAATACTTAAAGAAATTATTTTTTTTTATTTAAAGAAAAAAATATGTTAGCTTCTATAATTTTAAAGGTGTTGTGAAAATATGAGTTCATTTATGATATAAAGAAAAAATCCTGTTGCAAAAAATGATATGTCTAAACCAAAAGGTTTATCGACATATTTATTTTTTTTATTAATTGTTAAATTAAAGATTATTTTTCCAAATATTAATGTAATTACACCAGTTATTAACGCCTCTATCAAAATGAAGTAATTCATTTAATTAAAATAAGATATATAATAAAATTAAGTAAACTAATAAAAACTGAAAAAAATATATTAAAAGTTTACTTTCTAGTTATCTAATAATGCCTCCTAAAAAATCTAAGAAAAAAGATGAAGAAGAATATACTCCTGAAATAGAAGTCGAAGAAGAAGCTATTGAAGAGACTGAAGATTACGACGATGAACCACCATTAGATGAAGATGAATCAGCAGAAGAAGATACAGATGAAGATGAAGAAATTAAAGTAACAAAACAATTTGAAGAAGAAACTGAATATTTTGAAGATGATGATGAAGTACTTGAGATTCAACCGGATACATCAGTAACTTATGTTATAAAGGAAGAAAGAATTTCTGCTAATAGATTATCTAAATATGAAATGGTAAGAATTTTAGGGGAAAGAACCAAACAATTAACAATGGGTGCAAAACCTCTAATAAAAAACTTTCAAGATTTATCTTATGATAGAATAGCACAAGAAGAACTAAAGCTTAATATGATACCTTACAAAATTAGAAGACCCTTACCTAATGGAAAATATGAATTATGGACATTAGATGAACTTAATAAAGCACATTTATTGTCATTGTTAGATGATTAAAAAAAGAAGATTTCTCACCAGGAATTATAAATTTTCACCAGGAATAATAACATACACAACATATATAATTTACTTTAAAACTATCCTTTTCTTTAAAAAATACAGATTCCTTTTTATTAGGTTGTTTATGAGTAATACAATTAGGATTTTTACAATTATAATCATGAGTTCTTGGTAAAATTGGGTCTCTGCAAATAAATTCATTTTCTTCCAAAGTTCTCATTTTACTTTTCTCTTCCATATTTAAATTATATAATAATATTGTTTCTGTTATAGGCTTAATATTATTACAATTATAACATTTAAATTCAGCGCCTACAGTTAATACTTCTTCAAAGATTTGATTAAATTTAATTTTATCAGCGTCTTCTAGAGTTTGATATCTCTTGTTTTTATTAGTGTCTTCCCGACTGAAAGTAGCTACGAATTTAGATAAATCTACACCTTCATCAAACTTTTTGAAAGCATCTTGCATCTTTGCTAGTGCAGTACGAGAATCTTTACCATCAGAAGAGTCTTGGGATGATTTTACTATATCAAAAGAATATGAACATTTTGGACAAAAATACATTAATATATAAATATATAGAGATTATATGTTTATATGACAATTTTTTTACACTTGTTAGATGTTTTCGAAGAAAACTCTAATTAAGTGTATAAGGGGACTCCCGTTTACACTTGTTTTAGACTTGTTACGGGTCTCTAAACCACCGCATTCTCCAACACCATACTATTAAATTTAAGCGCTCCGTAAGCACCAACTAATTGTGATAGAATATATAATAATCCTAAGTTAAATGCAATCTTGTTCTCCAATATCATTGCAAATGTTACTGCAGGATTATAGTGTGCACCAGATACAGAAGCTCCTAAATTAATTACTACAAATAATGCAGCAGCAATTCCAAAATAACCAATTCTATTATCACTAGCAGAATGTAAAATTACGCATATTAAAAGAAATGTTCCAATAGTTTCGACAACTAATTTTTCATACATTTTTATATATTTATCTTAGAAAATAATTCAACCAATATTGAAAAATCTAGTTTTGTTTTCTTCATAAAATATATTCTTTTTTCTATTTCAGTATTTCCATAAATATGATTATAAGATAATAAATTGTCTGATAATTTTTTATGATTCTTTATAATTTCACTACCAATTTCATTCTTGAAAAAATTAGATACAGATGCAAACTTATTATTTAAAACATCTATAATTGCTACCTTATAAGTATTGTAAATTAAATATTGATTGTATTCAATTGATATAATATTGTCTGGTTTTGTTGTTTCATAACTTGGTTCATTCTGAACTGGGAAAGCTCCCATTAATGACCTGATTGAATCTAAAACTAATCGAATGTTCATTACTGGAGTCCAACCTGGTCCTGCCCAAGTTCCTAAGATGGATAAACAAACTTTTCCATCTTCATAAAGATTCGGATTAAATCTCACATCCTTTTCAATTGTTAAAAGTTTCACTTTAGGAGAATTTTTTGGATATTCATCAGGATAGATTATTTCAAAAAAGAAAAATCCACCAAAATAAGGAGTCTCATCTGGTCCAATAATTAAGGCATTTTGAGTCTTAATATTCTTTTTATCTACGTAGAGATAAATTCCATCTGGTTTATTTTCATTGAAATCGACTAGATCATTCATAATCCTCATTAATGTGGATTTG